AATCAGGTTTATGCTGCCTCTGATGTTGGCATCAATACTTGCATCGGAGAGGGCTGGGGTTTGGTGAATTTCGAGCACGCTGCAGCCATGCGTGCTCAAGTTGTGCCTGACCACACCAGTCTCAAGGAAATTTTCGATGGAGTGGGGCGCATTGACATTGAAAGCTGGGAAGTGGATAGGAACTACGGTTTAGACCGTGGCGTGCCTTCTGTTGATGACGCGGCTTCGCTCCTGGAGCGTTATTACGAAGACCGCGAATTCATGGACTACGACGCAGAATGGTGCTATAACCGAGTGACGGCCCCAGAATTTGACTGGGACAACATCGGCAACAAAATGATGAGGATTGTCAATCGCTTGGTTGGCAAGAAAAAGCTTTTCATTTCCTCT